TACAATATTACCTGAAACTGTTACAATTATTTTAATAATTGCTAATATAATCCAATTTAAATCAATAATCATATATTAATATATACATATATAAAAAAAAGTAATAAAATATATATAAATGGGTAATAATCAAATAAAGCAAAAATATATACAAGAAATTAAAAATGGTACAGAATATGATAGATATAAATTATTTAATATACCTAAAGATTTTACATGGAATCAATTAAAGGAATCATATAAAAAATTAGCAATACAGGCACATCCAGATAAAGGAGGTGATAAAATAATATTTGATTATTTAACTAAAACATTTAAAGAATTATCAGATGAGTATAAGTTAAGAACAAGTAATAAAAATTTTAATGAATTAAAAAAAGATTTTAATTTATATAATGAAAAGGAAAATGAAAATAAAGAAGTTAGATATAATGATAGATTTACTGATGGATTATCATTTAATGAAAGATTAAATAAACATTTTAATGAATTTAGAATGGAAGATGAAGATATTGATTTTGGATATGGAGATAAAATGGTTGAATCATCATCTGAACGTGATGATATTAAAATAGATAATATATTTAATAATAGAAAAGTTAATAATGAAACATTTAATAATACATTTAATAAAACAATTAAAAAACATAATAATGAAATAATAAAATATGAAGATCCTACACCTATGATATTATCAAAAAATTTATCATATACAGAAATTGGAAAAGGTAAAAATAATGATTATAGTAGTGGTGTAGAAAAAACAAATAATCTAGCATATACAGATTATTTAAAAGCACATACAACAAATCGTTTAGTAAATCAGACAGATTTTGAAAATATAAAGAAATTTAAAAATACGGAAGAATATAAAAAATATAGTGATAAAAAAATTAAAAAAACATTTACAGAAAAGGAATTAAAACAAATAGATAAAATAAAAAATAAAGAAGAAAAAGAAGAATTAGATAGATTAGAAAGAATAAAAAAATATAATATATTAATGGAAAAAAAATATGAATCTGCTAATAGATTTTTTATAAAATAAATTAAAATCTTTTAGTAAAATTCCATAATACCACATGATTAGTAATAATATTTTTTTTTTGTAGTTTAAATTTTAATAAATTATTTAAATGACAATAATTAATATCAGAATTCATTTCATTTATATAATTAAGAATATAAGGTTCTCCATTTAAGAAATGAGAACCATTATAAGGTTTTTTTAATAGACTATCTACAAAATTATAAGGATCTATATCTATTATTAGAACTGATTTTTTTGCATTATATAGAGCATTTGATATTACTTTTCTTCGTGCTTTTGAATGCATTTCATGAGTTGCAAACATTATTGTGACTACATCACAACTATCTTTATAACCATAATCTTCTACATTATTAATAATAAAAGTTTTATTATAATTAATTAAGTTTGCAATATTAACCATTTGATTTGAAGTATCAATACCTATTGAATTTTTTTTTGTACTAAATCCAATACCACTACAAAAATCTACAACATTATATTCATCTGGAATAGAATTAATAATATTTAAACGAATATTAGTATTATTATAAGATAAATAATCAATTAATTTAGATGCAACGGGTGCTAAAAGAGCATGAATAAAACCTTTAAATCCTATATTACCAAAATTATGAATTCTTGGGTCATACCAATAATTATCAAAATAAGTTTTATTATATGGTGGAATATATTCTAATGGTAATAATTTTATTTTTTTATATTTATTTGAATTATTAATTTTAATTTTATTATATGATAAAGGTTTTAAAGAAAATTTTCTATAATTTTTATTTATAATTAACTTATTGTTAAAAGAATTACTTTGATTTAAAAATAAAAGAGTTATAAAAATAATATATTTTATCATTTTATAATATAAATAAGAAAATCTTTTTATATAAAAAAAAAATTATTTATAAATAATAGGAATAATATTAATGAAATAAAAAATGTATGCAAAAATAAATGCAAGAAATAAAACAGTGACATTGTGTAAATTAATTTTTAGTAAATCCAACAAAAATATACAAGATTTTAATTGGATTTATAATAGAACTAATGGTTTTAATTATAAATTATGTGATTGTGAAGAAAAAAATGAATGTAAATCAAAAAACATAATAGAAAATAAAACCCCTAATTATAAAATAAATATAAATATTAAAAAATTTAATAATTTATTTTTAAAATAAATAAAAAAATGATAATTATTATAGAGAATAATAATAAGATGAAAATTTATACAAAAAAAGGTGATACTGGTACTACATCATTATATGATGGAACTAAAGTAACTAAACATAATGTAATTATACAATCTGTTGGTGAATTAGATGAATTTAATTCAGAAATTGGATGTATATTAGCATATTATAATTTAGAAAAAAATAATGTTCAATATAAAGAAAATAATAAATATTATAATTTATTAAATAATGTACAATCTGAATTATTTGATATGGGTTCTATATTAGCTAATGACCCTAATAAAGGTAAACAAATATATATTTTTGATCAAAATAATGAATTTATTACTATTATTGAAAAATATATTGATGAAATGACTGAAAAAATGCCTAAATTAAATAATTTTATATTACCTGGTGGTAATTTATTTATATCATCTATACATCGTGCAAGAACTGTTTGTAGAAGAGCTGAAGGAAAAATAACATTAATTAAATACGACCCTGTATATTTTAATCAAGATACTGATGAATTATCTGTAAATAATATTAATAGATGTTTAGCATATATTAATCGTTTATCTGATTATTTATTTACATTAGCTAGATATACTGCTTTTATTTCTAATATACCTGAAATAATATATAAAAAATCTAGAATTATTTTATAATATAATTAAATTAAAAATAAATTTATTTTACAATTTTTTTTAGAACTTCATTTTGTTTTTCTAGAAGAGTATCCATTTTTTTTGATAATTGTGTCATACCTTCTAAAATTTCGACTACTTCTGAAGAAGGGAAACCACTATTATGATCTTTATATTGTGTCTTTTTTTGTTTTCTTTCATCTCTTTGTGCTTTTTTTGATTCATATGTTTTAACATCCTCTTGTGTTATATTATATCTTTTTACTAGTGAATCTAGATGCTCTTTATTATCGCCACAATTTTGTAATACATAAATTACAAGTCGGGTTTTAATACTTCCTTCTGTTCTTTTTAGAACTTTCGCAATTTCTTCTGCACTAACACCTTCCGCTGCTCTTTCTACTAAATATTTATCATCTTCTGGATCCCATTTTAATCCTGCATTACTTGTTAGTTCATTTGATCTATCTTGTTGTAGTTTTTTTTGAAATGTTGACATTTTTATTATTATTTATACTTTCTTTTGTATATCTATATATGTACATTTTCTTATATATTTTTTTTTTAAATATATTAATATACATATTAATTAGAGTTATGAATATTTTAAATAAATATTTAATATATTTTCTCTTAATTTTAATTACTATTATATTATTAATTAATTATAAATTAAAAGAAAATTTTTATATTAATAATGTTGAGGATAATTGTCCCGCAAGAGTTAAATTAAATTATGAAAAATGTGTTAATAAAAATATACCCGAATATGGTGATATTGGTAATACTGGTAGAAAAGGTCGTGTTGGTATTACCGGTAATGATGGTAATACTGGTTTAAAAGGTAAAAATGGTAAAAATTATTATAAACTAGGTTTTATTAAATTCTTTGATAATTTAACTAATAAATTAATTAGTTCTTTTCATAGTCCTAATTTATATAGTTACTATGATAAAACTACTAATGTTAATATTTTAAGAGGTGATGATGGTGATAATGCTGTAATGGTTCCTATTAATTTTAAAGATAAAGAATCTAATAATATTATTAAAGAATATAGAAATTCTAATACTTTAGTTAAAAATCCTATTGATGTTTTTATACCTAAAGGTGATGATGGACCTCCTGGTATTAATCCTAAATGTTTCTTTGATATTGAAAAAAAAGGTCCCACTGGAAAACCTGGTCCTCAAGGATATCCTGGACCACAAGGTTTAAAAGGTTTAGACGGTGAAGACGGAGACCCCGGTATTGAAGGTGAAAAAAATAAATCTCCTATTTTTGATAATATACATACTGATTATATATGTATTACTAATAATGATAATACTACCGTTTATGATAAAACTATTAAATGTATTGATAAAACTGATGATACTGATTGTAATTTATTATTACATAATACTGATATTCCCAATAGATGTATTGATAGTAAAATTGCTGATATTATAATTAAAAAAGCTGAAATTATTAAAAAAGAATTAGATTTTGAAAAAAATATTAAAACTTGTTATTGTGATAATGGTATTCCTGCTAATTATTATGAAGGATGTATTAATAATGGTGAACACGTTTGTAAAACTTGTGGTGTTGGATATTATTTAAAAGATAATAAATGTATTGAATGTCAAGAATGTGCTAAAATTGATACTTCTAGGGTTAATTGTAATGGTACAAATCCTGGAACATGTATAGAATGTGTAAATTGTCCTAATGATGATCAATATAAAATTGGTTGTAAAAGTAAAAATAAACCTATTTGTAAATATTGTGATTATAATAATGTAGAATTAGACCATTATTTAAATGGATGCTCCGGTAAATCTATGGGAGTTATGTCTCCATGTACAATTCAATCTTATAATACATATAAAATAAATAAACAAAGTTCTAATGCTATAATATCAGATTTAGCTGATAAAATATCTACTATAACAACTGATTCTTTAACAACTGAAACTGATAATAATAGTAATGATATTGAAGATACTGATGAATATAAATATTGGGTTACATGTGATCCAAAAACTGGTGATCCTGAATATAATGATTGTAGTTTTGAAGATGTATGCAATGGTAAAGATAAAGCCGATTATTATGTTAAAGATTGTGGTACAGATGAACATCCTGCATGTAAAGGATATTGTACTAAAAGAAAAATATGTGATAGACCTGGTGAAGTAACAAAACCTAATGATAAATCTAAATTAAATAGTGATTTTAATGATTTAAATATATGTGTATGTGATCAAAATTATGAATATGATAGTGATAAAAATGTTTGTACAATATGTCAAAATAATTCTACTAAAACTTCTGTATCAAATGATGATAAATGTCAATGTAATCAAAATTATGAATATAATACAAATACTGGTTTATGTGAAATATGTCCTGATAATTATATCAAAAATTCTATATCAAATACTGAAAAATGTAAACAATGTAATAGATTACAATATAAAGAAGGTAATGAATGTAAAAATGTAAAAGGTGCAAATACTGATGGTACTGCATGTTCAAAAAGTTTTATCGATAAAGGAAATTATTGTGATTTTTGCTATTATGGTGTATCTGAAGGTAGAAATAGATGTAAAACATGGGTTGAAACAGGTTGGGAAGGACCATATGGAGAACACATAGGACATACAAGTAATGGAAAAATTAAATATGGATGGGTTGTTAGTAATAATAAAAGAGGTAATCTATATACTTATGTTGTTTGGGGAAATCAAGTTTTTCAATATAAAGATCATGGTGATGTAAATGAAACTTATTTCAGTGAAACGCCATGGATAGAGATCGATAAAAATAGAAAAGTATATTTTAAATTTAAAAGTAGTGGTCAATGGTTTTATGGTGGTGATGATATAGATTGTGAAAAACATATATATCCACCTGTAAGTCTAGGAGATCCAAATTATACTCCTGATAGAAGTTTATATGCTAAAATTCCTAATATACCAAAAAATGGTATATGTCGCACAGGTGGAAGAGGTAGATGGAGTACAAATAAAACAAATTATTATAAAATATATAAAAAAATAAAATATCTAGAGTAGTAAGACAATAATTATAATAATAAATTATACTTTGTTAATTTTCAAAAAAAGTACATTTCTTAATTTTATTTTTATTTTTAAAATTATTTTTTAAATTTTATAATTTTTTATGAAATGTACTTTTTTTCTATATTATTATTTTTTATTAAATCTTTTATATTTTCTATTTGTTCTTTATAATATTCCGATGGTTCTTTTAATAAAACCAATGTTAATAATTCTTGTATAAGTTCTTCATATTTATCTAATTCCATATTTGTACATAATTGTTTTTTAT